TGAAAGTCCCAATGCGATAGCTAATATATCTAAAGGTTTTTTGGCAATGGGGGATACGTTTACAGAAGATGCTAAAGAGCGAAGGGCGTACAACCGCCAAATTGGATTAGCAAAAGCTCAATATGGTCTTGAAAGATTAAATAAATTAAGAGATCAAAGAGATTTAGACAAAAGAAATATTACTCCTTACCGAAGTAAAAAAGAAATTACGTTGGCTGACGGTACAAAAATACCAGCTGGTGAAGTATTTAACTTAAACATGGATTATATTCAAAAAAATGGTATTCCAAAAGGTGCGGTTCAGTACGAATATGATTTGAAAGAGCGAGAATTGTTAGAAGCTAAAGAAGCTGCCGTGAACGAGTTACTTAAGGACGCTAAAGAAGCAAATATAATGGCAGACGCTCAAATAACTTCACGCAGAGATGATTTTCAAAAATCAATTAAAGATGTTAGTAGTAACACTAAAATTGTTGAAGGAGTAGATGAGTTAAGAAATGAGTTACTTGAAGGAAACATTGGTTTTGGTGCAAAAGGCATAGGGCAAGCAACAAAAGAATCAATACAGAAATTTTTTGGTACGATTCCACGCAAAGGATTAACACGTGATGAGTGGATGGCAAGAACTAAACTTTTAATACAAAAAGCAATTCCTGTTACTTTGGGGGAAGCTCAATCTGCAAATTCTATTTCTAATAAAGATGTGGATAGGTTAATAAAAGCCTATTTTGATGGAATAGGTGAAGATGTTGGTAAATTTGGTTTTGAAACTGCTTTTCAATCGCCAGGAACTTTTTTTAAAGTATTGACTGATTTACGAGGTATGGCAACTACAAATCGTAAAAATGCTTTAGGTATGATGAGTTCTATTGAAACTGAATTATCAGATAGAACTACCCCTTCAGGTAGGAAAGCATCTGTGATAATCGAACCTTTTAGAGGGTCAGCAGGGATGGCTAAAGATAAAGAAGGAATTTGGAATGTAGTTGGCGAACAACTAGAACAAGAAAAAGAAAGACAAGCACAATTTGAAGAAAATTTACAGAATTTACCTGAGCCAAATTCAAATATTAATACACAATCAGACGGTGGCGGTTATTTACGTAGGCTTTTCCGAGATGAGGGTTAGTTATGGCGGTTATTAAAGTAAGAACTCCTCAGGGAATAGAACAAGTAAGAATAGCGGGTGATGAACCTACTAGTAATGAAATAGAAGCGATTAAAAATACTTTTTTTAAAAATACAACTAGTTCGTTAGATAAAGACCCATACGAAGGTTTAAGTTTTAGCGAAGCACAAAGAAAATATAAAACAGGTACAGTTACTCGTTCAGAAGAGGAACAAAAAGAGCTATTGCCCGAAATAAAAGACAAATCATTTCGTTTTAATTTAGGCCGAAAAGATACGGATAAAGAAAAACTAGGGTACATACAAACAGTAATGGGGTCTAACGAAGCCGTTGTGCAAGATGCAGATGGCTCGTTTTTAGTTAATCAAGAATTATTATCTCCTGAAGTACGGGAAGAATTTGGTTTAGGAGATAAAGGTTATGTATACGCTAATAAACCGGGATTTACTTGGTCTGATTTAGTTCAATTTTCTGGTGAAGCTGGACCAGAAATACTTGCTGGTTTAGCAGCTAGTGTCGCAGTTGCAGGAACGGGAGGTGGTATTATTCCATTTCTGGCAGCAGCTGCTAAAGTAGGGGCTGCTTCCGCAGCTGGTAGGGCAGCTGACGAAGCAGTAGAATATTTAGAAGGCTATAACAAGCAATCATTTGGTGATGTGGCTAGTCAAATAGCTATATCAGGTGCTTTGGGCGCTGGTGGTGAGGGAGGAGGCCGAGCAGTCACCGCATTAGGAGGCCGTTTATTTAAAGGAAAAGGTCCAAAAATTTCTCAAGAAAGAGTGGAAGAATTAGAACGAGCAGGATTACCTAATACGTTATTAAATCCTGCGGCTACAAAAGCAGCGCAAGAAGAAGCTCGTCAACAGATGAATCAACTCATAAAAGAAGGCGGAGTCCCTTCAATAGAAGCGGCAGCAGATAAGACGTTGGTAGGGGCAATACAAGAAATTAACGAATTAATTTTGCCCAATCGTGGGGTAGCTAGAAGAAATAAAAGTTTTGTAAATAAAACGCTTAAAGGATTAGAAGAAGGAAGAATATCAAGCGATGCTGCTCGTCAACGGCTCACGGAACATGCAGAAGTAATTTCTCAACAAATAAATAAACAATTTATTGACCCAAAAGATGCAGTAAAAAATTCAAGAGAAAAAATACTTCCTATTTTAGAAAAACAAATGAAAGTTTTAGGTGACAGATACTCTCCTGTTACTGGTTTACCAACAGACTTTGACGAAGCTGCAAAACTATCCGCCCAATTATATACGCAATCTACAAGAAGATTGTATTCTCAAGCTGACGATATATTGAAAGACAAAGTATATATTGATGCTGATCCCATTTTACAACAACTTAGAGCAGTTCAAGAAAATAAATTTTTTGAAGGAGAGGGTGCATTATTTAATAAAATTAAAGCCGTAGCACAAAGCGACAAAGGTAAAAACGCATCGGGTTTAGACGATGGATTATCTAAAGCTCCAAGAGGTAAATTTACGTTAGAAGAAACGCAACAGATGAAAGAAGCGTTACGTATAGCAAGAGGTGATTCAGATTTAATAGCTACTGGCGAACAAAGAATAGTTGACGATGTTTTAAGGTCTATTGAGGACGCAAAAAAAGCAAAACATCAACAATTAGCTACTACAATAGATGCAATGCAAGACCCAGTAGTTAGAAAATCTTTAACTGACGGTTTAAATATACTTAGAGAAGCTAATAAGTTTTGGGCCGATGGGCAAGATGTATTTAATCGAGCAGGTGTAAACGCAATTATAAAAGATGCAAAAGCAGGAAAGTTTGTTTCTAATCAAAAAATACTTGATCAAATGGACACGTTTGATCCTCGCGTATTAAAACAATATTTAGATGCCGTTACTCCTCCAGTTACGGTACAACAACTTGCTTTAACACCAACAAAAGTAGACGCACTTGAACAAGTGCAAAATATTTTATCAAGAGGAGATATTGAGGCAGAAGCTATAAATGAGATAAATGGACTTTTGCAAGCAAACGGGTTAGCTAAAATAGGTAAAGATGGAAAAGGGTTTATTGTCCGTGAAATACCTGAATGGATGAAAGATTCAGTACAAGTTGATTTTAAAAAAGCGTATTTAGACGATTACGCACAGGAAATTGAAAATTTTACTAATTTAGCTAGAGCAGGTGTTTCGCCAGAAAGATTAAGGACTAATATAAGAGAATCTTTAGCCAAAAAATGGGTCAATAACACGATTGAAGGAACTCGAACAGCATCTAACGAAGTCAACCCAAAAGGATTCGCTTCTGCATATTTTAGATTAGGTGATGGTGTGCGAAGAGAGTTATTTGGTGCGGATAATGTAAAAGAAATGGATAACATTATCAAAGATTTTCACATGGTAGACACTAAACAAGCAGATGAGTTAATTGAAAAATTACCTAGTACATTTAACAAAGACATTAAGACTGAGTTAGGTGATTTAAAAAAACAAATTGAAAGGTCTAATGAAATAGATGCTAATGCGTTAACTCAAGCCATAAGGAAAGGAGAAATAGAAGACCCCAAACAAATTGCTACTTCTTTGCTAAAAAACCCTAATGCTTACGACAATTTAGTAAATGTAGTAGGTGAAGAGGCCATAGAGGGTGCTGGTGGCATAAAAGACATGGTAATGTTTAATTTATTAGAGGAACCTTTTGGAAATTTAAGTAAAGGGGCAGGCGCGGCTGAAGATTTTGTGCAAACTGGTCAATGGGGTAAAAAATTTAAAGAGTCTTTAACGTATCAAAATAGAAATGGTGCGCTAGAGAAAATATTAGGTAAAGACAAAGTACAAAGTCTTAATAAATTAGCTGATGATGCAATTAAAATATCAGACGCAGAAATGGCTGGTACGTCAATAGCTGGCCCGAGTCGGAAGATAGCAATAGCAGCTGCTATTTTTGGTTCAATTTTAAATCCCACTATTGCACTTGGAGCAGCTGCTTCACTTATTCCAGTATATTTTAGCTCAAGATTACTAAGAACTAAGTTTTTTTTAGATTACCTTACAAAACCTCGTTTAAGAGCGAGTGAATATGCAGCAATGAAAAAAGCAGGAGCCGACCTTACAGAAGAAGAACTAGGAATAAATAAGTTACTTCCCATTGCTAACTCTCAACTAGGTATATTGACCGCAAGTGGAATGTTTGGGGAGCCTATTTCAGAAGAAATTCCTCGGATTGAAAAAGCTGCTGAAGACTTTGCAGAACAAGCAGGAGATCAATTACTTGACGAAGAAGCAACCAACGTGCAGTCTCCTTCAACTTTGACACTGCCAAACACTAATCCACAAGCGTCCTTGCTTCAAGGACCACGAACCACGGCTCCTGGTATGACAGCATCAGAAGTTTTGCGAAACCAAGAATTTGCAAAAATGGTATAATTAATGCGTTTATCAAAGCATTTTACGCTACAGGAGCTTATAAAATCCTCTACCGCAGAGCGTAGAGGCATCAAAAACGTCCCTGAAAGGGCGGAAATAGAATCTTTGCGTCTTGTATGCGACAATATACTAGAGCCTGTTAGACAGCACTTTGAAGTGCCTATGGCACCCTCGAGTGGATATCGTTGTTTAGAGTTGAACCGAGCAATAGGATCCGGGGACACTTCTCAACACGTAAAAGGACAGGCAGTAGATTTTGAGATACCGGGATTAGCAAATCAGGTTCTCGCAAACTGGATAATGGAGAATGTAGACTACGATCAATTAATACTGGAATTCTATAGACAAGAAGATCCTAACTCTGGCTGGGTGCATTGTAGTTATGTCAACAAAGAAGAAAACCGTAAAAAGTCCCTCCGTTTTGACGGAAAAAACTGGGAGAAGCTCAAAATCGCTTGAGCACGATAGTGCGTATGAGCAATTTGACCTCGACCATGATGGGATAGTGTCTGACGAAGAGATTCAGCACAGCGAAAAGCTGGTACAACTGGATAAATTGCAGACTCAAAAAAGAATGTCATGGTTGGCATTGATTAGCATGATTGCTTTAACGGTTGTTTTGTTGTCTCCCGTTATATCTGAAAAAAGACTCACCCTACTCGATGAATTGATTTCCATGTATTACATTGCCATGGCTGGCGTTGTGTGTGGCTACTTTGGTGTATCAGCATGGATGTCAAAAAAATAGATAAATATCGCCAAGAACTCAAAAGTTTCTGTGTAACAACAGGTTTTCTGGTTGTTATTATGGTTGCATTGATGTGTTTAGTGGGCTATCTCACGGGTCTATTGGTATGGTGGGGGATTCACGGTGCCTGATCCATTAACGATCACCGCTGCTATTACTTTGGCTGGTAAATGTATAAATGGTGTAACCAAAGCTGTTAATTCTGGCCGTGAACTAGAAGATGCCATGGGGCATATATCACGTTGGTTTGAATGTGTATCTGATGTTAATGCTGCTGAAAACAGAGCTAAGAATCCTAGTATATTTCAAAAAGTAACCGCTGCTAAATCTGTGGAAAAAGAAGCTTTCGATGCCTTAATAGCAAAGCGCAAAATGGCAGAACAAAGGAAAACGCTTTATGAATTAATTACTTACAGTTGGGGTAAAGAAGCGTGGACTGAGCTAGTGCAGATGGAGCGTGATATTCGTGCTGAACGTAAGAAACAAATACATGCTCGACAAGAACTGAAACAAAAAATTGCTGACGTTATATTTCTTGTTATAGGAGGCGCAGTAATAATTGGCATGATTATGGGATTTTTATGGATTTTATCACTAGGCGGTAGCTAGTGCTTTTAGTGTTTATGCTAACTACATTTCTTGATGGTGCTCCACAACCAGACAAATTCTATTGGGAGTCTATAGATAGGTGCCAATACTTTGCTCGGTCATTGCGAAGACAAAACTATTGGCACTCGCAAAAATATAATCAACCAGAGGTAGGCGCAACGTGTACGCCTGTTATGGTAAACCCAGACCGTGTAAAAGTTTGGAGATAAAAACTAATAAATTCGAGTAGTCTTACGCCTGTTTCCCATTACTTTTCCACACCCCGTAGCAATAAAACCACCTTTATTTAAAGTTTTAACATTAGTAGGTTTGCCACCAGGGTTACCCGCTGCACGTTTCCTTTTAACAGCACTTGTTCTTTGTGCTTCAGACATCTGGTTTGCTTTTGCTCTAGGAACGCACTTGGGATAGGCTCTCTTGCTACTTTTTGCAGACTTGCGACCGCATGGTTGAAATTTGCCTTTCTTTTTAGGAGCACCAATATCAACCCAATCTCCTTTCGAACCTTTACCAAACCAAGCTGTCAACCCACCCTTGGGTTTCGCACTAGCCATTATGCGTACTTACCGCCTCGAGCTTTGTAGGTTCTAACCAACCATCCGTTTGCATATGCGCTAGGGTACACCTTAAACTTTTTTTTGGTTTCAGCTAACACTCTTGCATATAACTTAGGATCAGCAGGTTTAGCCCCTTTTTTTCTAGCTGGTTTTTTAGCTGGTTTTCTTTTAGCAACCATGTTTAACCCTTCAACTTCTTTCTACGTTTCGCGGAAGTTTTAGCTAATTTGCTCTTAGCCTTCTTCACACCAGTTTTTTTAACGCCACCACGTTTCATACCCGTCTTCTTAACGGTCATTCCACCGCCTCTCATTCGCTTTCTAATCCCTGGCATTGATTATTCTCCTATATAACTCGTTACGTCTTTTAAGAATTTTTTGAACTTCATAGTTCCCATGCTCTCGACTATAATACCCTTTGCTCATCAGTTTTTCCGATGCTTTGCAAAGCAAACTTAATCTTTGTACGAAAATCATGCCATAAAGATACTCAACAGTCGAATCAAAATTACTTACTTCGAGTAGCTCATTAGTTTCGTCTTCTGGGTGAAATCCCATGACATATAAATCACGGTCCCCGAAACAGTTTTCTGATATCGCTTCGTTTAATCCTGTCAAATAATCATGGTATCTTTCTTGGTCATCGTCATAATCAAAGTCTGCAATTATAACCAACTCAAAATTATCTTCATAATTAGATAACACTTTGTATATAGGCAAGTGGCTAGTAGTGTGTTTAAATTGAATGTCCACTTTTTTATCCGCCCATGCTTTGGCAGCAAACGGGCATGGAGGAAATCCATTATATTTTTCGCTAGGATTTTCTAAAGCATATGAAGACCATTCTCGTATTTCTTCACAAACTTTAACTTCCAAAATAGTGTTTGTTACCACTTTACTTTATGCGACCAATATCTTGCACTTAATTTACTAGGAGTTGCATCTTGGGCGTTGTGTCTAGCGTAATAAGATTTTTTCCTTGCTTTATCTTTTGGTGTTTTAGGGCTTTTACCAGCTCCCTTAACTCCTTGTTGACCAAACCGTATGGTTTTAATTTGATCGCCTACTTTAGCTACAACAACATGTGATTTTGTGCGGTGCCCAGGAGTACGTCTGGGTTTGTTATATCCACTAACCCCAACTCTAGCTAACCTTGGATCTTTTTTCTTTGTTGTCATTTTATGTGTTCCTGTTTCATGTAGTTTTTGGTTCGATTAAATCAAAATACACTTTTAAAATAATTGCTCCTACAGCGCACATAAGTATAGCAATAACCCCAAACGATAAATAAAAAACTATAAAAATATTAAGTGCAACATTCTCTAAGAAATTTTTCATTTTGCATTCCCCCAATTTTCTCCCACCCCAACATCAATCTTAGATGGGATTAACATTTTACTAACGCATTTTTCCATCGTTTCTTTAATTTTAGGTATGTCTTCCTTGTTAATAGAAAAACACAATTCATCATGTACCGTCAACATTGGCGTAAAACCCTTTACATAACAGTCTAATAACGCCTTTTTAGTTTGATCCGCACTCGAAGCCTGTATTAATCGGTTCAATGCCTTGTAAGTATTGGCTACTCGATAAAACTTAGGATTGCGGTACTCCCAATCCTTTTCCCTTTTTTCTACAGGTAACTCTAAAATAGCGTCCCACTCACGCTCTAACCTATCTACATGTAAGAACTCTGAAGATTTACTGCCGTAAACACCCTTCTCTCGCATCGGAAAACGACATTTCCTCCCCAATAACGTCCTAACCTCCTTACGCATCTCAGCTGCTTTCGATACAGCACTTGCTACTTGTCGAATAAAAGGAACTTTTTCATCGTACTCATTACGTATTTCTTTAGTTTCTTCCATGGACAAATTACCTAATACATCTGATAACTTGCCTAAACCCATACCATACATAATTCCTAGATTAATCGTTTTAGCTACTGTTCGCTCAACATTAGCCAAATCAGCAACCATTTGATGAAAATCAAAATCCTCTTGATGATATTGTTTGATAATTTCTTGTACCCGATAGTCCTCGCTTGTACTAGGTAATAACCCCACATAGTGCATCAACCACCGTGGTTCTTGGGCGGAGTAATCAAAACTACCCCACAACTTACCCTCTTCAGGTAAAAACAAACCTCGAATCATTTCTTTTATCACAGGGTGGCGAGCAGGTACTTGCTGTAAATTGGGGTGACTAGAAGAAAATCGTCCTGTAACAGTCCCTCCAAGCTCAGAACGTAGCTGATTAAACTCACAATGAATACGACCATTATGCTGATGGCTAAGAATAGTATCCACAAAAGTTGTGTTCGCTTTGTTAAATTCTCTGATTTCCAAGATTTTACCCGCAATCGGATGTTCGTGATTGCTGAGGAAATGTTTTGTAAAGCTAGGTGCATTCGATTTTTTAGTGCGTTCATAAGTTAACCCCAATGTGTCAAAAGCCTTTGCAAGGCTAGTTGCGTTCCACGGTTCAATATAAAAACCTACTTCTTTTTTTACTTCCTGTAATAACTTCTTTTCTTTACCTTCCAAAAACTTCTTAGTTTTATCCGCTTTTTCTAAATCCACTCGAATGCCTGTTTTTCGCATCTCGAATATAATAGGGACTAACGATTGTTCTAATTTTAAAATCTCTTCACAACCGTCTTCTATTAAATTTTTATAGAGCACTGACCATAAATCATATGTCAGTCTAGCGTCTGTCTCTGCATAGTTAGCTACTCTAGCAGCGGGTAGCCTCCACATATCCTTTTTCGCATCTACTCCATGTTGCCCCGCAGTATCTTTTAGTTCTTTATCGGCTTTTCGTTGTCCAAGGTACGTGCTCCCTAATGCGTCTAAAGAATAGCTAAAACGGTTCTCGTCTAGTAACGCAGCAGCAATCATGGTATCCATTATCGTGCCTTTGACCTCGATACCCTCTGCATGTAGCCATCCTAAATCGTATTGAGCGTTATGAAATACGATGTCCATTCCGTAGCTCAACTGGTCTTTTAGCCATTTGACCACCGTATTAGGGCTTAGATTGCCTCGGCCTTCATGTCGTATGGGGAAATACCACTGGCTATCTTTCGATGCAACAGCGATACCGATTAAGTGCCCATCGTCCCTGACCCACCCTGGCCCCTTACTTATTAGATTAGGATCTTTAGTTTCTACGTCAATCGCTAATAGTTTTTCTTTAGATAAATCAGGAAATGATTCTGGGGGAGTCCAGATATTCTCATCAAAAATAAGTTCTTCTTGCATTATATTTGGTAATACCTGTTAGTTTGTGGCTCTATGAAATGTAATGTGTTTTTTGTACGAGTAACTGCAACATAATAAATACGATGTTCAGTATCTGGATTAGAAAGATAACTTTGATAAGCTGCGGGGGATAAATCTGGTATGACAACAATGTTTTCACTCTCTCCACCTTTCATTCCGTGAATCGTGCTTAACTTTATGCGTGGTGATTCTAAGTTTTCTCCACGTTTTAAAGCACTTAGGATATACACTTGAGTATCAGTGTCAAGTTTGTCTAATGCAAAGTTCCAATCTTTTTCTCGATCTACCATCAATCCCATCGCATCTACAGCGTCTTGGTAACTTACCTCCGTTTCACTGTCCAAAGACATCATCATTTTTGAACGTGGCCCAAACCCCCTTTTCACGCTTACGCCACTACTCATAAAAGAATAAATATTCCGAAGTTGCTGAATCGTAATGACATTTCCTTTAATCAGCCTTTGCCAATCAGTCACAGCGTTATATGTCTTGGTCGGAATAGACATCTTTCCGTTTCGAGAGAACACAATGCCATCATCTCGCAACATATTTGCGTAACCGCTTAAAATAAAATTGGTTCTACACATGATTGTCCATTCGCCTTCATGCAACGGGACATCCCACAGACTCTGGTGATAACGCACTAAACCATCTTCTGATTTTGGATTCCAGACCTTTTGCTCTCGATTATAAATGCGACTAACAATACGCTGTGCCTCATGCCATGCCTGTTTTGGTAGCCTATGACTTTCTTCGAGGACTTGTTTTTCTTTTGTTGCCGTTAAAAATCGGCTAACGTCTGCGCCTTGAAACCCCATGATGGCCTGATCATCATCGCCCGTAAAATACTTAATTCTGGGCTTTCTCCTCAACACCTCTATCATATCCCACTGTAAAGTAGACAAGTCTTGCGCTTCATCAACAAACAACGCATCTATATCTATAGGTTCGTTACGAGCAATGAACTCCTCTATCATGTCCGTAAAATCAACTTTATTATTTGCTTTCTTATAACTTTCATAAGCATTAATTAGGCGTATAAACTCCGCCCAATCCATTGAAAAAGATGCAAATAACCTAAACGACTCATCTAAATCTAATCGTTTGTTCCGCCCAAGTTGATATATATTAAGATACTGATCGCCCTTCGAGATGCCTATTACATCAAAATCAGACTCTACTTCAGACATTTCCTTACCGTTAAAAGCAACCCCTGTAGCAGTGCCAACCGTCCATAAATCCTTGCCCCTGACTACATCATCTTTCTTATATTGACCAGTTTTAAACGCCATAGAATGTAACGTCTGGAAATAAGGTAATGAATCCTCCGATACAGATAAGTCACGGCACACCCTATCACGGCTCTCTTGCGCTGCTTTACGAGTAAACGATACGCAAGCAATACGCTCTGGCGATATGCCCTCTTCAATACATTGCTTAATTAAAAGAGTGTTAGTGTGAGTTTTTCCGCATCCCGGTGGCCCTAGTATTGTTCGTTCAACTATCAACCGTAGTATCCAAAAAGAAAAATCTTACGTTTTCTTCGTCCACTGTTACCGACCTAATTTTATATTTTTGTCGATCTTCATCCATGCTTTTCCAATGCCTAAAGCTCGAATACGGGATAGATACTTTGTCTTTTGGAAATATAAAGCTGTCCCCATGCGATAAAGTATCCCAGTCATACTTTGTTCGTCCTCCCTTTTTTTTAGGGACGCTTATGTCTTTTTCTATTTTAATTTCTTGGTTAAACATTCCGCTTTTTTCTCCTTTCCTTAGCCTGTCTATTAATCTTTTCTCTTACCATCTCATTCTCTTCTTCTACACCAACCATGATAGAAGCCACTGCTTTGCGCTTAGTAACATCATCAACATCGTCCAATATGACAACTTGTTTTTCAGTGGGTCGCCACGTTTCCCAAAACTGTTTGACCTTATCTTTCCATTCCCACCGAACATCTTTTCCGTCTACCGTTACATAAAACTCCATGTTAATCTCCTTTGTATAGTTTGTATAGACTATTATACTTCATTTATAACAAGAGTTCAAATCTTTATTAATGTTGTTTTACATTGTTAGACTTCATTTCCCCAAACATCCCAACCTTCTTTTTCATGCCTTGCGAATAGTTCTATCCTTGGTAAGTCGCCAGAATGTTGCACAATGATGTCCCTGAATACTTGCGGTTTTTCGCTGTGCTTACGGCTGTTAATTTCATAGACTGCGCTACCTTCTGTCTCGATGACGTTTTTCAAATCTTTTCGCAAGCGTGGTAATTTGCCTTTTACTGCAAACAAAACGTGTTCGGTTGCTCCTCGAAAGTAATACCCCAACCCCATTTCTATATCTTTATTTGAGTATTGTTTGACCCAAGTAAGCGTCTGTTTGTATTTAAAGCCCCAAGCATCACAAACGGCATGAGCTTCTCTCACAAACGAATTGGTATACCAAAGATATAAATGACAATTATCATCGGCTATGTCTTGCACTGAAAGTTCCGCAATGCTTTTAGCGGTCATCGAATCGTAGTGGTGATGCACTGCACCATTGCCCCAGTTTTCTTTATAGCTCCACGGTGGATCTGCATAAATAATGTTATATTTTTTGCCCTCAATCACCTTTGTCTCCTTTGGATACTTTTTACATAAAGGGTTGATTTTTAAAAAAGTGTCTAAAACGGGACTTCCTCATCGAATGTCACCTCAGGTAATTCAACCTCGCCCTTATGTATTTCTGGGATGCACCACACTCTTACCTTGCGCCATTTGTCTCTCGAGTCTTTAAATCGATATTCCTTATCTGCCGTTTTACCACCATTCAACTCTTTCAACCTTTCCGTTATCTGACCTCGAGTGTAAGAATTGAACCCATGACGTTTTAAAAATTCCTGTAAAGCTGACAGTTTAAAGTAAGTAAATCCTTCATCAGTCCAAGGCTTACCTGTCTGTAACTCTTCAGGAGCAGTTGCTCGAATACGGCTCGTACAAAAAACTTCCAGTAACTCATTAAACAATCCTTTATGAGTTAACTCCTCTGGCACTGTTATTCTTGTTGCACTGTCTAATAAATTATCTACCAAATCACGCCAATCGTTTTCCTTCATGCGAACTGGCATACGATAAGTTTGCTCCATACATGCCCTTTGAAACTCTATTTGCATCTGTAACTGCTTAGTCGTTAGTTCGAGCCTCGCTCCATCTACGTCTACAAACCACACTGGAGGTTCCGATTCTACTACCGTAAGCCCTCCCAATATCGGAAAAGCCTGATTGCTACCTATGCCAAACTTTCGATTACGACATAACCCACGATTGCAATGGCTCGATAATGGCTCTTGCTTACACATATAGTAATAGTCTTTCTTTTCCAATCGGCCTTGCATATCCACCACATCCTTCGCAGGTAATGGTGGAGTACAGTAATTCTGGTTATGCGCCTCGAGTTTCTCCTTCCAATCCGATGGTGAACTTAACTTATAGTAAATAGCAATGTTCATTAACGTCTGATTACGACCACCCTCTGGTATCCCAAACTCTGTTAACTTCTGTAAACAAGGTGGCCCTTGGGGTAATAAATCATCATCATCATGCACCCTAAACTCATCAAGTTTCTGTGGGGTCATCATATGCTTATCTACTTGCTCAAAAAATTCCTCAAGCGAGTAAGCCTCCCCATCACTGCGAATTGCATAACGAGTAGGATACTTAACGTCAAAGTAAGGTAAGTTAATAAAATTCCCTACATCTCCACGCTCTACCTTCACTTCCTCTTGTTTAGGAAATATCTCACATCCACCAAAACCCAAAGCTGACGCGAACTCAGCCAGTTTGTCTCGCATCTCAGCTGCCGTTATCTTCTCAGTTACAAATAGAAAACAATGAGCACCCCCACTCTTAGAACGACAAGTCACCAAAGGTAGTTTTAACCTGTCTATCTTTTTCTTCACGGCGATTAAATCTAAGTTATAATCGTCTATGTCTAAAGCACCAAAAACACAGTGATTAGACTCGTCAATAGGAATCGAGCCTATACCTTGTTTACCATCAAAATGCTTTTGCACAAGATCCGTGGTCAACGGTTCACGAACAATAAAACTCTTGGCTTTCATCTTGCCATTTTTGGCACTATCTAAAACCTTAGTTTGCCCGTGTGCTGACTGACACCCTGAGAAAATAGTATAAAATTTTGTTACACTCATAAAAAATGCCCCCCGAAGGGGGCACACCTCAACTAGAAGGGTGAATTTTCTGGTGTTTGAGATTCAAGTAACTCTGGCTCCTGGCTGGGTATCGCCAGTTTTACTTGACCTTCAGAAATCGCACCGTGGAACTCCTTGCACTCATTAAGGAGATCAATCGATGGTATCACCTCTTCGTGTTGTGGATTAAACGTGTACCAGTTACCTTTGTCGTTACCTTCTTCGACAGTAGTCAACCTATAGATGTTTGCAAAACTAGCCATAGTATTGCCCTCTATTTTTTGCATTCCCATCAAAGAATTCCAAGTTCGAGACTTTTTCAAGCTCGTCTTTTTCATATCAACTACGGCACTCTCTAGCTCATAATTGTTTTTTTCCACTTCGTGAACAATTTTCACATAGTGTTGTGCGGTCTTAACTAACTCATTACCGCTTTTCAACAACTCCATGTTGTTTTCGTCACGAACCACTTCTTTAAGTTGCGGATCATTAGGTGGTATCTCCCCTACGAACCCACCGCCCTGACTTCTCGGTATAAACTCGAGATACTTCAACTGGTAATAAACAGGAATCACTAATACCCCTACATCACCATTCCAATGTTTCCTAGTAACAGTATTAAAGATATCTCCCTGACTTGCGCCCTCGATATACGCACTGTCTTTTTTATTTACCTCAGGACTCATCGCCTGAACAATCCGTAAAAAGGGCATTTGCAGATCATCTGCTGTGACCTCTTCCATTCCCATATTTGCAGTGGCCGTTAAAGCCTCCTGTAGTTTCTTTTCTGTTATGCCTTGTGCCATTTTCAAACTCCTTTTATATCTACATAACTTCCAATTTGAGCGTCAAATAAATCTAATTTTATCTTTTCTTTATTCTCGACACTTTCTCTCACCACTTTTTTCAGAGTCTGTGGTTCGACCCATGTTTTAGAAACGACATCATACCCATGCCCTGATAACTCCGCCAGAAGTTTCAAAGCCCTCTCATCTTGACTCACGCCAAAACTGGCCGTGACATCGTTCTTTATGAAATCGCCCTTTCCCAAATCCCTGAGATGGTCTAACGCTTTTATTTTTAGAACAGGGTCTTTTGGCATACGAGCGGATACGTAGTTCTTTAGTTTGACCTTGCTATTTCCCGCCTGTAGTTCCGTAACCCCCATCTCTTGCATCAAATTCGGAATGCGCTCATATTTGTAAGCGTCATATTTTTTTCTCACACGCTTCACTTTTTCTTCAGCTTCTTCGAGTTCCTCTCTTAACTTTTCAGCCTCTTCTATAATCTGACTTAAATCACTTACATCTGCTGATTCTGTTTTTGCAAAATCCTTTGCATCTGCTTTTAACTCTTCAAACAATTCATCACTCATAATATGCGATCCTTTACTTCTTCATAGATGCCATCAATCGTTGCTTGATAATCTTCCTTCGAGTAACCCGTAGGAATTTCTCTAGCTAATAAATGAAACCTTGCAAGGTTACTTCTTGATGCAGCTATTCTAGTTTTCAAAGCTGCAACCTCTTCCTCTAAGTCTCTATTAGTTTTTCTTCTGATATTCATCTTTTTCCTCACTTATAACTCGCTCTGATAGTATGTTTCTATCATCGTAATTGGCTCGCTCTACATGCTTGTTTCTGTCAACCAAAGTGGCTCGCTCTTTGTCGCTGTTTCTATCATCCTACTTGGCTCGCTCTATTTAATTAGTTCTCTCTGTTGTTTTGGCTCGCTCATCAATCCTGTTTCTATCATCGTTATTGGCTCGCTCCTTATTGATGTTTCTATCCTTCGCGTGGCTCGCTCATTTACCCTGTTTCTATCATCATTGTTGGCTCGCTCAAAATTTTTGTTTCTATCTCATCTTCTGGCTCGCTCGGTTTACTTGTTTCTATCAGGCCGTCTGGCTCGCTCTTCTTTTTTGTTTCTATCGCGACCACTGGCTCGCTCACATTTCTTGTTTCTATCAAGCGTACTGGCTCGCTCCGCATATGTGTTTCTATCCTTCGTCCTGGCTCGCTCTTAGGCGTTGTTTCTATCAAGCTGTCTGGCTCGCTCAGCGTACCTGTTTCTATCCTGCTTGATGGCTCGCTCATTGTAGATGTTTCTATCTAATTTAATGGCTCGCTCCTATCTCATGTTTCTATCCGATCGCATGGCTCGCTCGCGGGACTTGTTTCTATCTGTTGCGATGGCTAAAAAGGTGGTTCAATCTTATGGGCATGACCTCCATGCTCTAATACAAATGGGTTCGGTGGGTTCTTACCATACTCATGCTTGTACCACACCTCATGCAGATGTGAGAGAAACAGTTTCACTGCATAACGGGTAGACCTCGCCTGAATATGTGCTGGTGGCAACTTCCCATTAATGTAATGCTTGTATGCCTCTGTCGTTTTCTTAAAATTCTTTCTCTCGAGCATAGCCTCTGCCTGATCCGCAAACGCTCCCTCTTCATTACGTTTAATTTCTGACTGCTTACGCTCCTTATATACCTTACCGTAAAAAGCATTCTCGTTTCCCGATACCTTGACAAAGCTCTCACCCAACTTCCAACACAACACTTTTAATTGTGCATTAAATGGACGCTTGGTTTTCTTCTTCCACTCCATCGTTGGGTCAAGCCCTGCGAATCGCCAGATGGCTCCTGCTGTGGGTGCTCTTGTGATATCAATGTGTGCCACCAACCCCGATGCAATCACCTCACCGATACCAACTACTGTGCGGATTCTTTTGCCAATAGGATGTGCATTGGAATAAACATTCAATGCTGACTTTACATTTCTTTCTAATACCGTGGACTGCGTAGACAACCAAAATAAAATGTCGTGTGGCTCTTCTCCAATCTGTCTTATCTGATTGTTCGCCCGTATCCTACTACCTTGCATTTGATAGTATGAGTCCACTAAAAATCTAGCTTCATCATCCGTCATAGTACTGGCGGCATTTCGTAAGTCTTTATCTAAAGTGGCTACTGATGACCTAATCTCTTCTACTGTTATCTCTTCATTAAACATTACTCTTTCTCCTTTAATCTATCGCTTGTGTTTTACGATGTTTTGGCAGTATAATATGGGAATTGATGAAATGCAATACAAGGAGATAAAAAAATGTCAGATAACAAAAGTTGGTTAGATGAGTATAAGATACCTGAAAGCTGTTTGGAAGCTATTAGATTGAATGAAGGGCTTCGAGACTTAGAGTTGTTTAAGCTCGGTGTAACCTTTGGGGCGAAGGTCGCATTAGAACAAGCGCAAAAGATAGTGAGCAATCCAAACAAGAGAAAAGTAACTATACAAGAAGAAGACCCTCAGGATATTAAGGTAGGTCTTACAGCTTGAAGATAGAAGTTACTATCTCTGTCGATACAGAGTCTGGGGACGACCATGAGCTTGTCCTCAGACTCATCGAAGCATTGGAGAAGTTGAATGATAAAATATCAATTCAAAACTGAACCCTATCAACACCAAAAAGAAGTGTTGCAAAAATGTTGGAACTCGAAGAACTATGCGTGGTTCATGGAAATGGGAACAGGCAAATCTAAAGTCTGTATCGATAACGCAGCTACACTATTCGAGAACAGATTAATTGATACCTTGGTCATCACAGCACCTAAGGGAGTCTATCGTAACTGGGCAGAACAAGAGATACCCACGCACCTACCTGACCGTATCGAAAGAAAGATAATGGTATGGAAACCTTCTAATTCAAAAAAGATTGAAAAGGAACGACAGGACTTTTTAGAAACTTGCGAAGAGTTAAAAATATTTCTGATTAACATCGAAGCACTGTCCACGAAAAAAGGATGCCAGTACTTACAAAAAGTATTAATGCGCTCATGCTCTATGTTAGCAGTAGACGAATCAACGACCATTAAACAGCCCACTGCAAAACGGACCAAGAACCTTATCAAGCTCAGTGAGTTTGCAATGTACAAAAGAATTCTTACAGGTTTCCCTATTACCAAATCGCCTCTCGACTTGTGGGCGCAAGTGCGGTTCCTGTCCAAAAATTTATTGGGCGATGTAGGCGAGTCGTTTCACAAATTTCAATATCGCTATGCCGTAGTTGTAAGAAGACATCTACAATCACATAGCTTCCAAGATGTAGTGGGGTTCAAAAACATTAAGCAGTTGAACTCCCTGTTGCAACATTTTTCTTCTCGCGTATTAAAAGAAGATTGCCTTGACCTACCCGAAAAGATTTACCAGGTAAGAGAAGTTGCCATGAGCACTGAGCAAATGCGTATCTATGAAGAGATAAGAAAATATTGTGTGTCGCATCTTGACGATCAGGAATTCATGACTACTCGAAACGTCATGACACAACTACTTCGATTACAGCAAATACTATCTGGTCACTTCAAATCAGATAGTGGTGAAATTATTAACGTGGCCGATAACCGTATCGAAGAACTCATGTCCGTGTTGCAAGAGGTACAAGGTAAGACGATTATCTGGTCACGCTTTCGATACGATGTTATCCGTATCTACGAAAGACTTATCAAAGACTATGGTAAAGACTCCGCAGTAAATTACTTTGGAGACACGACCGATGAACAACGGTCAAAGGCCATTGAACAATTTCAAAATGGTGACGCTCAGTTTTTTGTGGGTAATCCACAAACAGGTGGTATGGGTATTACTCTTACCTCTGCACAGAATGTCATCTATTTTGCCAACTCTTTTGATCTTGCGGTGCGTACTCAGTCAGAAGACCGAGCGCATCGTATAGGTCAAAAGAACAACGTCACGTACATCGACTTTATCTGTAAGGGCACTGTCGATGAACGCATTGTAAAAGCACTCAAAAATAAAATGGATATCGCCACAGAAGTCATGGGCGAAGAAATAAAGAACTGGTTATCAGAGGTTAAAAAATGAATACCGAAAAGTACAAGAGTGTTGCAGTGAAAAAAGAAGTCTGGGAAAAGCTATGGAAAATATCAAAAGACAATGAACGTAGCCCAGCTTCACAAGTAGCATGGTTCGTGAAACATTACGCTAAAATTAAAAAAGCACTTGCTGAGACATAACACTGTCTCCCGAATCATAACGCTTGGTATCTCCTTTAGGATACGACTCCACAGGATAGTTGAGTAACGACAAGAGTTCCCTCTTCTCGCGTTTGTTTCCACAAAAGAAAACGTAACGGTGCTTTCGGGGTCGTTCGACCACTTGATATCTGTCGGGGTTCGATATACGCTCTTCAAGCGACACTTGGTCGCACAAAGTCTTGCTGTGCTTGTTCGAGCCTATCTCACGCCACTCCGTCCTCTTATCACTTAACCCCGTATAAATAAAGTTAGTCGCCTGATATATATAGCCTATGTGGTCTACACTGGTATCCGCATAACTGACCACGATCCTTGGCCTCGGCAGTTGCTTCAACGCATTGCCTACCAAATAGCTCGCTTCATTCTTTCGGTTATGCTCGAGACACAATCGGTTTAACTCCAAGACCTGATGGCTACGCTCCTCACCACAAATGCCTATCGTCAAGGAATAAGAAGGGGGCGAACCAAAAGTCACCACCCCCGTCAGTGTGCGTCCCTCAAATATTCCAAAAGCATAAGAAATCGATGGCACTCGCTTGGCGTAATGCTTTTTGAGTAACCATTCGTGCGTTTCCCACCCCCTGATAGGTTTAACGCTCCACGTAGGCATTTATGTCTTCATCATGAACGTAATAACCGAGCTTAACTCGCTTCTCTTGCAACGCATCCGCAAATTCCTCGTAAAAATATACGTCTAACGCAAATTCAATTTCAGTCATTATTTTTTTAGGTGATTCAGAAAATTCTTTTATCGCCTTTATAAATTTCTGCTCACTAATATAGTTCAACGCTTCAAAAAACTCTTGGGTTTCCTCTGCGTACATTAAATACAACTCCATCCTATCCTTCATCGGAACCTCACCCCAATCACTATACTTGTGCGCTAATTCCGTTAAATCCAAATGTCTTTGTATCTCTACTACTGTCGCCATCATTATCCCCTTTACGATATGTTGTTCTTTACCCACAATTCTAACTCTTCTATAGTCTTACCCGGTAATGCCCTCTGCTCTTCTATCTCGTCCCTCGAAGGGAATACACTCTGCTCAAGGACATTAATACACTGCTCAAGGTTCTTGGCCCAATCAATCTCTGGGTCATCACTTACCACGTTTTTTAAAGTCTTAATTATAAACTCATAATCATGGTCGTGTAGCATCATTCGCTTTGTCATGACTTTGCTCCTTGTCTTTTTCTGCGTTCAGTGTAGGGAACTACACTCTCCATAAACTCCCATTTTTCATCCTCTAGCTTCCCTTTTTCTTTAATAAGTTTATCTTGCATAGAATATATTTCCTGAGTTAACGCATAATCGCTTTTAAGCAATTTTTCCATTTGTGCTAATTCTGTTAATCGATCAATTTTAACAGTGATAATATCCCACTCTCGTTGAAAATTAATCATTGTTTCTTTCACTTCTTCGTCACTTAATGTACAACTCATGATCTTGCTCCTTTGAGGTTTCTTAAAAATCTAACTATTTCGCGCCTTTGGCGAATGGTTTGCGGAGTATAATCCCACAAATAAAAGTCTCGCTTTTTTAACAACGCTTCTCGCACTCTCCAATGCTCATCACTTTCATCTTTGCGATTGATCCGACCATTCAACCCAGCGCATAATTCTGGAAACGCCCTTACTACAAAATGAAATTTATGTTTCTCGCTTTTACCTGCGATATCAATAATCTTCTGTAGTTTTTTGCCATCAGTTCCGCGTATCATTCTTTTTTTATTAAACATTGTATGTACTTCCTTTGTTTTGTTAATCAGACTGTGAATCTAATGTTAAAGCATGGGATATGATGAGTCAACCCTTTTTTGCTCTTTATATACCCCCAATATTAAAAAGAGTAGGTGAAAATATTTTTTTGGGTGAAAAAAAGTGAGACAAATGGGACGATAACGAATATTTATAACGAAAACAGATACTTGTGTCACGATTCCTGTCCCATTGTTCGTTCCACTTGTCCCAATATGCGTGTATACGTCCCAGATATAGGCCGTTCGATACAACTTTTGAGTTTTGAAAAAAAATTTCTTAAAATACTTTTGGGGGTATATATAGATCAAACTAGGAGTTTGCACCACATGAAAAGACGAGTAGATAGGATTGCCGAAGAGATAGAAGATAGCCATAACCGAAAACTCACTAACCGACAAAAAGAATTTGCAAGACACTATGTAGACGGCACTCACTCAAATGCCGAATGTGCTCGTTTGGCAGGATACTCCGATAAAAATGGCATCGCTAAAAACAAAGCCTATTCGTTGCTAAATGGTGCAGAATTCCCCCACGTACTCGAGTACATAGAGGAGCTTCGAGAAGAAAGGGAGAAGAAGTATGGCGTAACACTTACAGGACAATTAAAAAGGTTTAGAGAACTGTCTATTAAGGCGGAAGAGGAAAACCAATTCTCCGCAGCTGTGAACGCTGAAAAAATCCGATCTTCTCTTGGTGGCCTTACTATTGACCGTAGGGAAACCAATCATTATCACGCAATAGAAAACATGAGTAGGGAAGAAATTGAGAAACGGCTGGGCGAACTCAGGAAAAGTCACCCTACTGCATTTATAGAGGGAGAAATAATCGATGAGTCAACAGCCAGAAGCCCAGTTTTGGAGCACATTGAAGAGGAATCTACCTAATACATGGTTTGTTAATCGTATTGAAAACCGTATTGGTGGCGGTGTTCCTGATGTATATATCTGTATTAATGGAAAGTCAATTTGGTTAGAACTTAAAGTTACTAAATCACACCGTATTTCTATCTCTCCTAACCAGATTGCATGGCATTATAGCTATTATCAATCTAAAGGCGTATCTTTTTTCCTTGTTAAGGCCCTCCCGTCCTCCACCCTATTTTTATTTGAAGGGGTTCATGGTCGGGGGTTATCGGAGCATGGACTTCGGGTCGGGGTTCGGGATTCGGGGTCTGACGTTTCGGGGTTCGGGTTTTCGGGTTCGGGGTCTGACGTTTCGGGTTCGGGGTCTGATGTTTCGGGGTCGGGGTTATCGGTTCCGTGTGCATGGTCTGGCACTTCCTGTGTGGACTTGACCACGCACCTAGCCTCATTATAAATAAAATAACAACGCCTGGCATAAAGTGTTGACAATGAATTAACACTTAGTTAACATTGAAATCACTGGAACGAAAACAACACAAATGTTGCACTGCAACACAAAGGAGACAGGTATGAGACAATTTAACAACAGCATAGAAAGAATTGCAGACAAGGCCACTGAAGGACAATTAGTGGACTCTAGGTTGCTTAAGGTAGGTGAGGCCATGAACAAGTTGCACAGCGCATATTGTTTCTGTGACAGCTTCAACAGGGCGACCTTCAGACAAACGATTGGCCAAATGACTGTGATGGAGGTCATCGAAATGTTTGGGGAACTGGACCATGTTTCGGAGAACGTAAAGGAGGGCGTTTAGCATGAAATACACAAAAGAAGATTTTTTATTGGAGAAATCAGAAAAGCCAGAATGGAAGGATGTTCAATGGGAAGATGTTGATCCTTCACAAGAGGCCAAAAGAAAACAAGCGATTGAGGAACGAATCCAAGAACTAGAAGATATGTATCCTAATGGTGGCGTAGATGATTATGATATGTATGATTAGATTTGTGAGTTCGGGGTGCCCCTTCGGGGGCATTTCGGGTTCGGGCTTTCGGGTTCGGGCTTTCGGGGTTCGGGCTTTCGGGGTTCGGGCTTTCGGGCTTTCGGGCTTTCGGGCTTTCGGGTTTCGGGGTTCTTTAAGTAGTGGTATGTAGGGGTTAAAAACCTAGCCCCAAGAAGGAGCTAGGTACAAAGGAGATATTCATTTAAAAAATGAAGACGCTCACAATAACACGAACCACAAAAAAAATCTTCTATTTTTCTCTATAAAACAACTATAACACAAATTAAAACTAAAGTAAAAGACTTTTTAGTTATTAACATATAATTATAAATTAGTTGATAATCCCTTAACAATGGCTATAATAGTAAGCACATTCAAACAAAGGAAAAGATTATGGGAAATAGAGCAGTTATCGCATTTGAAAGAACTATATTTGTAGATTATAAATCACAGCCACTCAGAAGTCCTAGTTGTATAGGTATATATTTGCACTGGAATGGAGGCCGAGACAGCGTGGAGGGTTTTTTGCAAGTGGCTAAAGATTACGGTTTGCGGTCGTGCAGTTATGGAGTCGCAAGGTTAAGCCAGATTATTAGTAACTACATGGGAGGCACTCTTTCTGTAGGGGTTGACATTGTTAAGCATTTAGACTGTGACAACTGCGACAATGGCACTTACTGGGTAGATTCTGGCTTTAATATTGTAGGTCGTGATTTTTTTGAAGATGGAATCGAACAGTCAGGTTATCCGCTTGACGAAATGGTTGCAGATATTAAACTGAAAAATAATGAACATTTTAATTAATAAAGTGTTGACAATGGGTTCACAATGTCTATAATAGGCATTGTGAACTTAAAAACAAAGGATAAACAAATGGATATATTGAACAAAAAATTTAACGCAAATATTAGACTGGGCAGAAGGTCAGACGAATCATTAGCTACTCTTTTATTAGAGTTGAAGCCAGTCTACGACAAGATTAGCTTGTTGTTGAATAGCTGTAAAAAAGAATTCAGGAATCGCACAGGTGAAACTAACGAGCGAACCATTTACAAATGCTCGAAGGGAACTGTCATTGTAGATCGTGCATCTTTGAATCCGCCAACAGTTACGCTTGCTCGAACAAGGAAGGCACTCGAGGAAGGGATCATTGATCAAGCTCAATATGACTATTTAGTTAAAGAGCCAGTTACGCCTTACAAAGATAAACCAGTCAAACTATCAAGGGTGGCTTAGGCCACCTTTAAGGAGAAACGAGAATGCAAAAGACAATAGTCGATTGGATGATCAAAATTCAATGGAATGATGAGACAAAAATGCGGATTTTGTTGGCGGAAGCTCCAGACGATGTTGTGCAATCTATGAACGATTGGTTTAAGTCGCTCGAGCATGAACGTAACGTCATAGAGTCTTGAGAAGGGGTAAAAGATGAGTAATAAATATTATATAGGTGTGATCGAGGAAAAGTATGGAGAATTTAAAGTAAAGCAACCCTTATTATTTTCTTTGCCAGAATCCTTTAATCCCAACAAGCATATGGAAGAGTACAACCGAGACTGGTACGGCCAAGATTGTACTGATGCCGATGAAGATGAAAACGGATGGATAGAAAACGATTTTATGATGCACAGAGCTGGCAAGGTGACAGAGATCAGCGAGGCTTGCTTTAATGAGTTAAACGAAAAGGGGGCGTTATAATGTTTGACGCAAAAACTTTATTTTTATTGATAGCTTCGATCAGCGTTATTATCACAGGATGCTTTGCTCTCGCTCAGTATTATTTAGTGTTGACAATCTATTAATAATCAGTATAATAGTAGTTACAACATAAACAAACAAAGGAGAAAACAATGAATGGATACAATCAAATAGCTACCTTGTTAAATGATGGAATGTCTAGGGACGAGGTGTTTGCGGAGTTATTAGTGGATTTTCCGACTATAGTTTCTAAAAAACAACGACAACAATTAGCCGATACAATCGCACAAATCGATATGCGAAATATGTTCGCTACTGGTCAAATTCCTAGAACAAACAAAGGAAAAAAAAATGATGAAACGTAGTGAATTTTGGGAATGGATGAATACTTGTCCATCCAAAGAGTGGTTTCAAGCCACTGATGATGGTAATGGAGTAAAAATTTATTTTCCAGTTGACGAAGATAAGGAGGAATAAGATCCTTTGTCCCTCTCGCTTTGAGCCTCACACTTTTTATACTTATATAGGCTCAGGGTGGGAGGGTTTTTTTCGGGTTCGGGTTTTCGGGGTTCGGGTTTTTCTTTTCAGTTTCACTATGTATGTAGTGTAGGTATATAGACCCTAAAAAAAAAAAAAAAAAAAATGTTTCACGTGAAACATAAAAGTTATCCACAGGCTATAAAAGTTATCCACAGCTTATTAACAATTTACTTATAACTAAAAATAAAACTATATAACAAAATAGACTAAAAATAATTTATAAAACTATTGATAGATAGTTGTTAATGCTTTAGTATTGCAATTGTAAGTTAAATAAAACAAAGGTAATACAACATGAGAGATATAGTAGAAGCATTAACAAACCTAGAATATTTCCTAGCAGACTTAGGTTCTAGTTCATTATATAAAAAAGATGAGTTCGATGAGGATGCTCCAAGTCCTCAAGAACAACGAATGATGCTTAGGGAGCTATGCAAAAGAATGATCGCCACTTTAGATAGTGTCGAATAGTTAATTTTAACAATGGTGGCGGACTGTTCCGCCACCATAAAACAAAGGTAATATAACAATGAACGACAAACCATATTCAATAAGACAAGATCAGCAGGAAGAGTATAAAACAATGATCCTGAATGCCATGGAGCAAGCTAAGGATCAGAAAATCCGATTCACTACAGGATGGGCATCCGATTTAATCAATAATGGATGGCCAGTGAGGTTACAAGGATCAGAATGGGTACCTTATAGAGGTATCAATATTATATGGCTAAACATGTTCGCAGTAGCCAATGGATTCACTAGTAACCAATTCGCCACTATTAGAGGATGGAAAAGGCTACATGGTGACGCGGTAAAGGCTAAAGAAAATCAAAAAGCAACGATCTCAATCTTTGCTATGCCTAGCAAAGGTTCAAAAACAGATCCTAAGACTGGCGATGTAGAAGAGTTTGCTTATTATATTTATAAGTGTAATTACGTATATAATCGCGATCAGATCGAAGGCTTACCAGTAGAATCAAAAAACGAAATAGAAGATCAACTAATAGAGTTTAACCATGAAGTGACTGAGCAATACTTAAATGCTCAAAATGTTAAGGTTACTCATGGCCACAATGGAGCGTTTTACAATTCCAATGATGACTATATTGGAATGCCTGACAAAACGTCATTCACTGGTACTGATCAACTAGGATCTATGGAAACTTATTATTCTACTTTATGCCATGAGCATGTACATGCTACTGGCCATAAATCACGCCTAGCTCGACCAACCTTTACGAAAAAAACACGTACTGGTAAGGCAGATTATGCGCTTGAGGAATTAGTTGCTGAGATAGGATCTGCGCTACTTTGTGCAAAGTTAGGCATACTGGCAGATCCACAAAACCAACTAAAAGATCATGGTGCCTATCTTAACGGATGGATCAAACATGTTAAGGAATCAAAAGCGAAAGCATTATTCTCATCGTTCGCTAAAGCTACAGCTGCGATTGAATACATGGACAAACAGCAAGGCAACAATCAATTAGAGTTAGACGTAGCCTAACATTAACAATGGTGGCGGAATATTCCGCCACCATAACCTAAAATAAAGGATCTTATTATGTTTGAATCTAGCGAAAATTATGGATATTACGAAAGCGCAAAAGGTATGACTATCAGCCATGATCGAGCCATCCAAGAAATCACAAAAAACCATGATACCCCTATTAATGAGTTACGTTTTTTTTATACTGATTTAGGGATACATGACTACTATGACGCTCAAAAAGTTTTAACATGGTTAGGTTATTAAAAAAAAATAATAATTACCCTCACAAATCATGTATTCAGATCGTTATATATAATAGATAAACAAAAAACAAAGGAAATAAAAAGCATGATGAATATCACAAAAGATGAGAGGACATCTACAACCAACCTTACAAACAATTTAACAGAAACCGATCTGATCTCAATGGTTATGAACCATGATCTCTATGATGAAGTCTATGAGGAATACATAGAGGATCTCGACTGTAGCGCAGATGTGAACTCAGAGTTCGAGCAATTTTTTGGCGTTCTCGAGTTACTGTATAAGTACAATTCCAATAACGCTACCTTGATCGAAATCGTACACGTAGCGCATAAGATAGTTAAACAAAGGCACGATCTATTTGGTGAAGTGTTAGAAGATGGAACACTAAAAAAGATCAACTAACCAATAAAAACGGGAAACAGAAACGGGATCATAAGATCCCGTTTTTTATTTTCGGACCAGGTGGCTAGGTACTTAGGACTCATGCCAATTTTTGCGATGCAACATTTTTTCAAAATTTTTGGGTTATGTCCCCCTCTTAGTAGTAGAGAGGTAGCAAGATGTATGATTTATAAATATAATTCATTGTAATTATCATTGGACAGTGGGTAATGGGTAGTGTTCTATGAATGAAGTAACGAGGGTAGAGAGCAAGCCATTGGTAGTTCCTCCTGTGGAGCGTAAGCCTGTGGAGGAGAAGGTGGAGCGAGTGGAGAAGCCTAAGCGAACTGAGGTAGATGTGTTGGTATGAAATTAAATGCGGTTAGTGATGATGTAGCGCGAGAGATACTGGCATTGGAGCAAGCTCGGTTGACGTTGGAGGTTAGGGAACGTGCTCAGGATGATTTTATGGTGTTTGTGAACCATGTTTATGAGGGATTTATAGAGGGTACGCATCATAAACAGGTGGCAAAGCAGTTTGAGAAGTTAGCCGTGAACCGTGGTTCCCGAATCATTGTCAATATGCCCCCGAGACATACGAAGAGTGAGTTTGCGAGTTATTTATTGCCTGCTTGGTTGATAGGCAAGAATCCCAGTTTAAAGATTATTCAGACTACGCACACGGCGGAGTTAGCGGTACGGTTTGGGCGTAAGGTACGGAATTTGATGGAGTTGAAGGAGTACAAGGATGTTTTTCCAGATGTTGAGCTTAAAGCGGATTCAAAGGCTGCAGGACGGTGGGAGACTGAGCAAGGTGGTGAGTATTATGCTGCGGGTGTTGGTGGTGCGATCACGGGTCGTGGGGCTGACTTGCTCATTATTGATGATCCGCATTCGGAACAGGATGCGTTATCTGAGACTGCGATGGAGAATGCTTATGAGTGGTACACCTCGGGTCCCCGACAACGGCTCCAACCAGGTGGTTCGATAGTTGTAGTAATGACTCGTTGGAGTTTAAAGGATTTGACGGGCAAGTTGATTAAGGCACAGGCCAGTGATGTGATGAGTGATCAGTGGGACATTGTGGAGTTTCCTGCGATATTGCCGAGTGACAATGTGTTGTGGCCTGAGTTCTGGAAGAAGGAGGAGTTATTAAAGGTCAAGGCATCGTTGTCTGTGGGCAAGTGGAATGCCCAGTGGCAGCAAAATCCTACGGCGGAAGAAGGTGCGATTATCAAGAAGGAATGGTGGAATGTGTGGGAAAAGGAAGCGGTTCCTCCAGTAGATTATATTATGCAGAGTTATGATACGGCATTTAGCAAGAAGGAGACTGCGGATTATAGTGCGATTACGACCTGGGGGATATTCCAGCCTGAAGAGGGAGGTTCGGATCATATTATTTTGCTGGATGCCCAGAGGGGCAGGTGGAATTTCCCGGAGTTAAAAGACACGGCGTTACAGGAGTATAATTACTGGGAACCTGATATGGTGATAGTAGAGGCGAAGGCTACGGGTACGCCGTTAACGGACGAGTTGCGAAACATGGGTATTCCTGTGGTAAATTATACGCCTAGTAAGGGAAAGGATAAGCATACGCGGATGCACATGGTGGCTCCGATGTTTGAGAGTGGCAAGGTTTGGGCACCTGAGAAGAAGTTTGCGGAGGATTTGATTGAGGAGTGTGCGGCTTTTCCGCATGGGGAGCATGATGATTATTGTGATTCGATGTCCATGGCGTTGATACGTTTCCGTAAGGGTGGTTTTTTGAGGTTGAACAGTGATGAGGAAGATGATATTCCAGATTATAGGGTAACACCGAGGGTATTTTACTAATGGCTGATAAAAAAGAAATGATGAAGATGCAGGAGTTAGAGGTTCCAGACCAATATGGTGGAAAAAGAACGGTAAAGTTTTATGGCGACCAGACTGAAGAACAAGCGAGAAAGAACTGGGCGAAACATTTAGAAAGACTAGAAGCACGAAGAAAAAGAAGAATGGAAAGGTTCATGTCTAAAGGTGGCATAGCAACCGACTGTGGAAAAGTGATGAAGAACAAACTTAGAAAAACGAGGATTTTCTAATGATACAAGCACTAATAGGACCCGTGACCGGGTTATTGGATAAATTTATCCAGGACAAGGATTTGAAGGCCAAGTTAGCGCACGACATAGCGACTATGGCGGAGAAACATTCGCATGAGAATGCTTTGGCACAGATCGAGGTTAATAAGATTGAGGCGGCTTCCCCTGATTTTTTTAAAAGTTCGTGGCGACCGTTTATTGGATGGGTTTGCGGGGTAGCTTTTGCATACCATTTTGTGTTACAACCTATAATAATATTTGTGGTAGCATTATTTGGTGCGGAGATACCAGCATTGCCTGAATTCGACATGGCGAGTTTAATGACAGTTCTGGGTGGTTTATTGGGATTAGGTGGACTTCGCACATACGAAAAATCTAAGGGGTTAGCAAAGTAACATGGCTACTGAACCAACATCGCTGATTGATAGGTCTATGCCTTCTATGGGCGAGCCTATAGAGGGTATGGAAGAAGAAGAGATTATCGTTGAGGAACTGGAAGAAGATCCTGACGTAACTGAGCAAGAAGACGGATCGGTAGTAATCGGCCCTGAATTAGAAGACGAGATGCAACAGCAGATGTTGATGGAGCCTGATGCGAATCTGGCAGAGTTACTTGAGGAAGATGAACTTGCAAAGATAGCTTCTGATTTAATATCCAATTATGAGGAAGATCGTTCAGGTCGCCAAGAGTGGGAAGATGCTTATACTGAGGGGCTAGAGCTTCTAGGTATTAAGTACGAAGATCGAGAAGAACCTTTCCGTGGGTCAAGCGGAGTGACGCACCCCCTAATCGCTGAGGCTGTGACGCAGTTCCAAGCACAGGCATATAAAGAGCTTCTCCCGAGTTCTGGACCTGTCAGAACACAAGTAGTCGGAACGTCTACGCCAGAAGTTGTTTCGCAGTCTCAGCGAATCCAAGACTTCATGAATTACCAGATTATCCATGTCATGGACGAATACGACCCTGAGATGGACAGATTATTGTTTTATCTGCCGTTGGCGGGTAGTGCTTTTAAAAAAGTATATTTTGACGACATTTTAGATCGTGCAGTTTCTCGTTTCGTACCCGCTGATGACCTAGTAGTACCATATAACGCTACTGATTTAGCCTCAGCTTCCAGAGTAACTCATGTTACTCGTATGTCATTGAATGATGTACGAAAATTCCAAGCTGGAGGGTTCTACCGAGACATAGAATTAGAACCTTATGAGGAAGAAGATGAAGTTAGGGACAAGGAAAGGGAGCTTTCAGGCGTAGAAAAGACCTCAAGTGACCTAGATTGTACGCTTTTAGAGGTACATACCGACCTAGATTTACCGGGTTTTGAGCATATGCACCCTATTGAAGAGGAAAAAACAGGTATAAAAATCCCATATATCGTCACAATCGACCAAGGAAGTGAAAAAGTACTGTCCATTCGTAGAAATTACCGTGAAGGGGACGAATTTTACCGAAAAATCCAGTATTTTGCCCATTATAAGTTCCTTCCGGGGCTAGGATTCTATGGATTTGGCCTATTGCACATGATTGGTGGACTGGGACGGACGGCAACCTCATTATTACGACAATTAATTGATTCTGGTACGTTAGCGAACCTCCCGGCAGGGTTCAAAGCCCGTGGAATACGGATAAGGGACGCTGATGAGCCGTTATCGCCAGGAGAATTCAGGGATATTGACGCTCCGGGTGGTGCTTTAAGGGATAGTTTGATTCCTTTACCCTACAAAGAGCCTAGTCAGACGTTATTTCAGTTATTGAGCTTTACGGTTGAAGCAGGTCGCAGATTTGCGATGGTAGCGGATATGCAAGTGGGTGATGGGAACCAACAGGCAGCGGTAGGAACTACGGTTGCTTTATTAGAGCGTGGTTCGAGGGTGATGTCTGCGATACATAAACGTATGTATTATGCCCAAAAACAAGAGTTTAGGATGATGGCGAGGGTATTTTCAGAGTCACTGCCTCCGATGTACCCTTATCAGCTTGTAGGTGTCGATGCGATGATCAAACAGGCTGATTTTGACGATAGGGTAGATGTGATTCCAGTTGCTGACCCGAATATATTCTCGATGTCACAACGTATGGCACTGGCACAGACCCAGTTGCAATTAGCACAATCGAACCCTCAGATGCACAATTTATACGAGGCGTACAGGCGAATGTACCAAGCGATTGGAGTGGAGAACATAGAAGCGATTTTACCTCCTCCGCCACAGCCTCAACCGATGGATCCTGCTTTGGAAAACTCTATGGCGATCATGCAGAAGCCATTACAAGCGTTCCCAGATCAAGACCACGATGCTCATATTGCTGCCCACATTGCCTTCATGAAAACCCCCATTCCTTCATCTACCCCGGCCATTTTCGGTATCCTACAGTCCCATTTGTGTCAGCACGTAGCTTTTAAAGCACGTAACATGGCACAGGCCGAAATGGAACAAATGATGCAGGAACAAATGGCGATGGGGCAGCAACCTCAACAAACGGACATGGAGCCGAGGGTGGCTCAATTAATTGCGGTAATTACGGAAGAAGTGATGGGTGCGCTGATGCCACCTCAGAAAGGTCCAGATCCATTAGTCGAATTGCGGTCGAAAGAACTGGATATCAAGGCTATGGACATGCAACGGAAAGCGAATGAGTTTTCTGAGAAACAGGCTTTTGAAGAACAACGTGAAGCAGAACGCCAGGACATTACCCGTGAGAAGATAGATTCCAGTGAAGACATAGCCCAGTTGAGGGCGAATGTTAACATGGAGCGTATTGACCGCATGGGTGGTGCAGGGAGGGGTGAATAATGGACTTGATAGGTGTTTTATTTATAGGCATTATTATTGGTTATGTGCTGGACAAGTACGGTGTATTAGACCGTTTTAAGAAAGGGGAATAGAATGTTCCACGTGAAACATTGTTTAATTTTGTTAGTCATGTCTTTCCCGCTTTGGGCGGAAGAGTATGTAATTCCGAGGATAGATGGCGGATACCAGTTCAGTGATGGACGCTACGTCATTCCTCGCATAGATGGTGGGTATACTTATAGTAATGGGGGTTCCGCAGTCCCTCGTATAGACGGTGGGTATACTTTTAGCCGTAAAATTACACCGCAGGAAACTACAATACTTCCTAATTCGAGCCTTAAATTAGATTCTTTGTGGGATAACTAATGGTTCGCCGAGCGCAAATGCAGAAACAGATGGATATTTCGTCTACCAAGGCGGATAAGTTGTTGAAAAAAGCAAAGAAAATGAACAATCGAATGTTTAACGAAGGCGGTGTGAAAATGACAAAAAAAGGCGAAGATCCGTTTAAAGGCGACAAGCCTACAGGGAAAAAAGATAAAAAAGGTCTTAAACAATACAAAAGACCAGATGGGTCTACTTATTTTCGTTTACCTGGTGGTGATGAAAAACGTAATGTTGGCGGTATTTTAGACTTGCTCAAGCCTTCAATGGGAGCTGCTACGGGTTCAGGGCAAAGTATAGAGCAAAAAGGGATGCCTAGACGCATTAAGAAAATAAAACCCAAAGAGCAAAAAGGTATGCCTAAACGCACTAAGAAAATAGAACTTAAAGAGAAAAAATTATCGGAAGGTGGAGCTTTGAAAGCAATTCCATCAGAAAATAAAGGGCTACCTAACCTACCTAAAGAAGTTAGGAATAAAATGGGCTACATGAAAGATGGTGGCACCGCCCGAAGCAATAACGCCAAGAAAAGTCGTGGTGCAGGAGCTATGATCAAGGGCACTACATTCCGAGGAGTATATTAAGATGCCAATAGTAGTAAGAGATAGAGAAGACTTCAAAAGACCAGAAACACGTTCTACTCAGAAGATGAAGAGGTTACTGAGAGATAAGGCGAAACAACCTAAAGGTAGAGCTAAACCTAAAGAAGGCATGATGGGCGCAGGAAAATCTCCTGGCTTAGGCATGACTAGAAGTAAACCTAAGAGAAGTGCGCCTAAGAAACAACCTAGCACTTCAGCTAGAGCTAACTCTATTTCAGATCGTGATTTAGATTTAATGAAAAAAAGTATGATGGGCATGAAAAAAGGCGGTACAACATCAGCTTTTGGCAAGGCTTTTGCTGCAGCGAGAAAAAAACATTTAGCAGGTGAAGGCCCAGCTAATTTTACTTATAAGGGTAAGCGTTACAATGTCCAGACTAAACAAGACCGAAAGACTACCGTAAAGAAAGTACAAACGGGTTCACGTGATTATTCTGAAAGACCGAGCAAGGCGATAAGTAAAGCTACTGCTCAAAAACGTAGATTGACAGGTGATAGAGCTAAGATTACGGAAGTTAAGTCTCCCGTTACCCGTAGAGGCAAAAAACAAGCGGTAGTGGCAGGTAAAGTTAGTAGAAAAGGAGCAAGTAAGCCATTATCCGTAAAAGAAGCTAGATCGGCTGGTTTAACAGGTACATCAAGACGAACGGGTGCTGCTAAAGTTAAAAAAGACATTGCAAGCCGTAAAACTGCTTTAGCGGCAGATGCTAAGAAAGAAGCGGCTAAGATGAAAACAGCGGGTAAAGTTGTAGGCACTGCTTTGTTAGCAGCAGGTCCTGGTAGGGCAGCAGCATCAAAAATAGTAACAAAAGCAGCACCAAAAGTTCGTTCCGCAGTTAAAACGGCGAAAGACCTTTCCGCTTCTGTAAGAGGTAAAACGACTAGACCTTCTGCTACTAGAGAAGTAAGGCGCGACAAAAAAGGAAGAGTATCTGAGTTGTCAGGAAAAACTCAAAGAACATCGAAGAAAATAAGAGATGCTATTTCTGAAGTTAAGAAAACAGCGAGAACTACCACGGGAGTTGGTGTTGGAAAGGGGCCTAAAGGAACTCAAACCACACGAAGCAAAAGTGGGAAAATTACAGGTAATATTTCTAGAAAAACTGTTCAAAGAGGAAAAAATATTAGGAAAGGCGCAGCGGCAGCAGGAGGAGCTGGTGCGATAGCGGCCACATCTCCTACGGCAGCAGGTAAAACTAGAAAGAAAAGAAAAGAAACTAAAAGAGCCATGGGTGGCATGGCGTTTAAAGGGATATTTTAATACAAGATGGATGACCCCACTACGTTCTCGTATTTTGTGCTGAAAGCGGTCCAAGAAAGGATCAAACTGACGGAAGATGCTGTTTTACACGGCACTCCGAAAGAATTCACAGAATATCGAGAATTAATAGG